CTTTTAACTAAATCTCAAGGCACTTATGCTGAGTCTTTAGAGTTAGTTGAACAGGCACAGAAAAAATTTGGATTAAGTTCAGCAGAAGCTTTAGAAGGCGTTACAAATTTACAAGCAAGATTAGGCCCATTAGGAACATCAATGGATGACATAACAGCAATATTTAATGGATTTAATACTGCTGCAATTTTGTCTGGAGCATCAGCACAAGAACAAGCTGGAGCAATGCGGCAATTAACACAAGCACTAGGTTCTGGAGTATTACGAGGTGAAGAATTTAATAGCATCTCTGAACAGATGTCAGCAGTTCAGAAACCTATCGCAGACCAGCTTGGAATCAATGTAGGGCAATTACGAGCGTATGCGGCACAAGGGAAAATTACAGCAGATGTTGTTGTAAAAGCATTTAAAGAAATAGAGAAAGAAGGAGGAAAAATGCTAGAGGAACTTATTAAGCAAGACCCTACAATGGTCTTTAAATTATTAGATAATCAAATTAAAGAATTATCAATATCAGTTGGAAAATTATTTACACCTACGGTTTTAAAAGTAACAAAACATTTAACAACTCTAACTCAGGAATTAACAAAACTTGCATCAGGTGAGGGATCAGCCCTTGGTCAAACCATTTTAATTTTTACAGGTGTTGCTTTAGCTGCCAAGGCAGTTATGACAGCTTCAGCAATATTAACAACACAAATAATTGCTTTAAAAACTAACTTTGTGACTATGCAAATAGCCGCCGCAGCAGCAAGTGGACAACTGGGAGCAACGACAACAATGGCTTTTGCTGCTGCTGGTGGTTTTGCAAAGGCTACTGCTGCTGCTAATGCTTTTAAAATTGCTTTAGCAAAAACAGGAGTTGGATTGGCTGTTATAGCTTTAGGATATTTGGTAACTAAAATTATTGAAGCTAGTGAAGAACAAAAAAGATTTAATCAAATATTAGAGGAAGGTAGTGCTGCAACTGTAACTACAGAAATAGAAAAAGTTACAGAAGAAATAGACAAACTTGAGAAAAAAATTGCAAAAATAAGAGAAGCAAATGGTGAGGGCTTTTTATTAATAGATGGGACTGAAGAGTTTACAGAGCAATTGAATACAGCAAACAAACAATTAGACCAATTAAATGAAAGGCTCGTTATTGCTCAAGGAATAGAACTTTGGAAAGAATTTGAGAAAACAAAAACAACACTCCAAGCTCAAAACGCTGAATTAGAGGCAAGTATTGAAAGAGCCAAATTGAAAACTGAGGAGGCTAAAAAAGAATTTGATATGCAAGCAAAAATAAATGAATTAAATGAAAAATATGGAGAGTCTACAGCAGCTTCATTAATTGAAATTTTAAAAGAAAATCAAGCACATGAAGCAACTATCGAAGCAATCAAAAAGAAAGGAGAAGCAGCAGACGCATTAAAAGATAAATACAAAGCGATTGGTGCCACAATCCGATCAGAAATTACTAGCTCTATCAAGGAAGCAATTCAAGGAAGCAAATCTTTAGGAGAGGCTATGGGGCAAATCCTGAACAAAATTGCAGATCAAGCACTGGAGGTGGCTCTTAACATGGCTTTATGGGGATCGGCTGGAACAGGAGGATCAGGTGGATTATTAGGAGGACTATTTTCAGGACTTGGTTTTGCAAATGGAGGAAGACCACCCGTAGGGAAAGCTTCGGTAGTAGGAGAACGTGGCCCTGAGCTATTTATTCCATCAACCAGTGGTACGATTATTCCTAACAATAAAATAGGTGGAGGAGACTCTACTTCTATTGTTGTAAATGTGGATGCCTCTGGTTCGTCTGTTGAAGGAGATGAAGCTCAGTCAAGAGAATTAGGTAATATGTTAGCAGCAGCTATTCAAGCTGAACTTATACGTCAAAAAAGACCAGGCGGATTATTAGTTTAAATTATGGCAACATTTCCAAACGCAAGTACAACCCCATCAGCTCCAAATCCAAGCTACGGGATAAACAAATCAAGTAGTCCGAACGTCAAACAAGTTCAATTAGGTGACGGCTATTTGATGAGAACAGTTTTTGGCTTAAATCAAAATTTAAAATCTTATTCTCCTACATGGAACAATATTAGCGAGACAGATGCAGATACAATTTCAGATTTCTTAGATGCAAGAGCTGGAAATGAGTCTTTTGACTGGACTCCTCCAGGCGAAAGTAGTTCATCTAAATTTATATGCCAGGCATGGTCTAAATCAATTCCATACAATGATCTGGCAACAATACAAGCAACTTTTCAAGAAGTAGCGGAGCCTTAAAACATGGCAATTGCTTCTTGGGCTGCTTCAACTGCTTACGCATTAGGAGATGTAAGAAGAGCTGCAACATCTCAAGTTACAGGTTTATTTTTTAAATGTGTTACTGCTGGTACGTCTTCCTCTTCTGAACCAGAATGGCCTACAGACATAGGGAATGAAGTTGTTGATGGATCGGTTACATGGAAAGCAATTAGTAGTGTTTATGCTGATCTTTCTGTCCTTGCTCCTAGTGCAATTATTGAACTTTTTGAAATAAGATTAGATAATACCTTACACGGAAGTACGCATGTCACTCGTTTTCATAACGGGTGTAACGCAGCTTTAACAGGTGGAATTGTATGGGATGGAAACACTTATTCAAGTTTAGCTATACAGGCCGAAGGCTTTGAGCAAACAGCGTCAGGTTCTTTACCTAGACCAACTTTGACAGCAGCAAATACAGATGGAATCATTACAGCTCTTTTATTTGATGTGAATGCTGTAACACCTCATAACGATCTCACTGGTGCCGAGGTCAGGAGAATACGCACTTTGAAGCGATATTTGGATGGCGAATCGGCTGCTGACCCCGAGGCCCAATGGCCTGTCGAAATTTGGTATATCGACAGAAAATCAACAGAAAATAGAGATGTTGTTCAATTTGAATTAGCTTCAAAGTTTGACCTAGCAGGGCAATTTGTTCCTAAGAGGCAATTGATTGCGAACGTCTGTCAATGGGGCTATAGAAGCTCTGAATGCAGTTACACAGGCAGTAATTATTGGGATGCTGATAACAATCCAACTGGTTCAATTGCAACTGATCGTTGTGGTAAGTCTGTCACAAGTTGCAAACTTAGATTTGGTAACAACGGTGAGTTACCTTTTGGATCGTTCCCTAGCGCAGGTAAAATAAGATGAAAATAAGTGAAGAAACGAAGGCTAAAGCCTTAGATCACGCAAAGGAAGAGGCTCCTAGAGAAAGTGTTGGCCTTGTTCATATTGTAAAAGGTAGAGAAAGATATTTTCGTTGTAAAAATCAAGCAGAAGAACCTGAATTACATTTTTGCTTAGATCCTTCTGACTATTTAAAATGTGAACAACAAGGCGAAATTGTGGCGGTAATACATAGTCACCCAAGGACAAATCCTGAGCCTAGTGAAGCAGATAAAGTTGCGTGTGAAAGAAATAATCTGCCTTGGTTTATTGTTAACCCAAACACTAAAAAATGGGGATATTACGAACCGTCAGGTTTTAAACTTCCTTACGTGGGTCGCCAATGGGCGCATGGAATTATTGATTGTTACACCCTTTGGAAAGATTGGTATAAAGGTGAATTAGATATTGAGATGAGTGAATATAATCGGCAAGATGATTGGTGGCATAAAGGAGAAAATCTTTATCTTGATAATTTTGAAAAAGAAGGAATGAGAGAAATTGAATTAGAAGATATTCAATATGGAGATATTCTTTTAATGAATATAGAAAGTCCTGTCCCGAACCATGCCGCAATTTATTTAGGTGAAAACGTTATCCTTCATCATGTCACTGAGCGTTTATCAAGTCGTGATGTTTATAAGTGGGGAGGCTATTATCATAAGATGACGGCAAAGGTATTAAGGCATGAAAGTCGTTAAGGTCTACGGAGCGTTAAAAGAACGATTAGGAGGTCAAGGAACCTTTGAACTTGATGTCTTTAATGCGGCTGAAGCAATTAAGGCTTTATGTGCAAATTTTTCTGGTCTTGATAAATGGTTAGTCGATAGCGGACAAGATGGAATTGTTTATAAGGTTTTGTTAGGTGAAACTGAAGTAGGAGAAGATAATCTTGAGAATCTTTTTCTTCCGTGGAGTGCTAAAGAAACTTTTCATATAACACCTGTTCTTGCTGGCTCTGGTGGCTTTGGACGTTTTGTTGCGGGTGCATTAATGGTTGGAGCAGTTTTAGCAACAGGTGGATTTGCTGCTGGAGCTATTTCCTTTGCTGGTGGTTTTGGTGGTGCAACTGTTCTAGGAATGTCGATTGGTTCGATGGTCGGAGCAATGGGAGTTGCCTTAATGCTTGGTGGAATCTCTCAAATGCTCACACCCGTTCCTAAAGCTCCACCCGAAGCAAATAAATTACAAAGTTTTTCTTTTAGTGGGATCGAACAAACAACACGACAAGGAGGGGCAATACCCATAGTTTATGGAAAATGTTTTGTTGGAAGTGCTGTTTTAAGTGCAGGTATAGACACCTATAACGCATGACTGAACCTAATAAGAAATTGCATATTATTGGTTCTGGAGGAAAAGGTGGAAATCAGCATACCCCTACAGAAGCAGATGATACGCTCCAAAGTTTTCAACGGGTCGAAGTTATTGACTTGATTTCTGAAGGGCCGATTGAAGGAATTATTGATACAGAGAAAGGTATTTATTTAGATGGAACGCCAATCCAAAGCAACGACGGAAGTGCTAATTTTGAAGGTTATTCTGTTATCACAAGGACAGGAACTCAGGACCAAACTTATATAAGTGGAGCTGATACTAGAGGAAGTCAAAGGGAGATAAATGTAAATTTAAAAGTAGAACAGGCAACTCCACGTATAAAACAAATAACGGATTCAACGGTAGACAAAGTAAGAGTTACATTAAGTCTTCCAGCCTTACAAAAAATGGAAGATGATGGTGATATTGTTGGCAATAGAGTTCGTGTAAGAATAGATGTTCAATATAATGGTGGTGGCTATAACAAGGTTCATACTTGTAAGTTTCAAGGTAAAAGTAGCAATGCTTATCAACGTGATTACATGGTGAGATTAACAGGTGCTTTTCCTGTTGATATTAAAGTTACAAGAGTTTCAGATGACAGTACGTCAAGCAAAGATCAAAAAGATACTTACTGGGCAACTTATACAGAAATTGTAAATGAAAAATTTAGATACCCTAATTCTGCTCTTTGTTATCTTCGTTTTGATTCAAGAAATTTTAGTGGGATTCCTAAAAGACGTTATCACGTCAAAGGATTAAAAATATCTATTCCTTCTAATGCTTCCGTTGATTCAGATACAGGAAGAGTAACGTACTCAGGCATTTGGAATGGTTCGTTTGCTGCTGCTCAATGGTGTGCCGATCCTGCTTGGGCGTTATGGGATCTTATGACAAATACCCGCTACGGGGCAGGGATTCCAGAAGCTTCTTTAGACAAGTGGGATTTCTATACAATTTCAAAATATTGTAATGAACTTGTCCCTGATGGAAAGGGAGGGACAGAACCACGCTTTTCTTTGAATTTGTATATGTACTCAAGGGCTGAAGTCTTTGATGCTATTAATGAACTTTCTTCTGCATTTAGAGGTGTCAGTCATTACGGTGCTGGATCGTTGATTCTTAATCAAGACAGTCCAGCAGATAGTAAGTATGTTTTAAATCCTTCTAATGTTGTTGAAGGGGTGTTTAATTATAGTGGATCATCCCAGAAAGCTAGACATACAACAGCGACAGTTGCATGGCAAAATTATGATTTACTAGGAGAAGTTCAACATGAGTATGTAGAAGATGTTGATGCTATTAGCAAGTATGGAATTATCAACAAAACTACCAAAGCTGTTGGATGTTATTCTCAAGGACAAGCTCACAGATTTGGAGAATGGTTATTACTTAGTGAACAAAATTTAACTGAAACGGTGACATTTGGTGTCACAATAGGTAGTGGAATCATCTTGTCTCCTGGGATGGTAATTGATATTGCTGATCCTGTTAAGAGTGGAAAGAGAAGAGGAGGAAGAATTTCTTCTGTTACATCTACAACTGTATTTAATGTCGATAGTGATAGTGATTTCAGCTCAATAGATTTAGCTAATAATCCTGTTTGTTCTGTTCTTTTACCTTCTGGATTAGTAGAGAAAAAAGATGTTCAGTCGATCAGTGGAACACAAATAAATCTTACAAGTGCCTTATCAGAAACACCACAAGCAGAAAGCGTTTGGATGATAGAGACAGATGATATTAAATATCAACAATTTAGGGTATTAAATATAAAAGAAGGTGATGGTGGTAAATATACAGTTACGGCACTCGGTTACAACAGCAGTATTTATGATGCCGTAGATCGTGATAGGGAACTTTCCATTCCTGATATAAGTAATTTAAGTGCCATTCCTGCTGCTGTTACAAACGTCTCTGGTGTCGAACATTTATATCAAGATGGTCAAAATATTAAAACAGCGTTTGAATTAGATTGGTCTGCTTCTGAAGGGACAACAATTTACAAAGTTAATTATCAACTAAATGATAATAATTGGATTTCTGTAACAACAAGTTCTGCATCTCTTCGTATCGAGAATCTAAAAGTAGGAGAATTAAGAACAGAAATACAAGCAACAAATCATTTAGGTTTTTCTAGTCCTTTTGCAACTAATACTTTTACTTTATTAGGTAAAACAGCAGTTCCAGAAGATGTTGCTGGTCTCACTTTTGAAGATGTAAGTCCAAACTCAGGAAGATTAAAGTGGACTCAGACAACGGCTCTTGATGTAAAAGTAGGAGGTAAAGTTCATATTCGTCATTCAAGTTTGACTGATGGAACGGGAACTTGGAATAACTCAGTTGATTTAATTGATGCAATTGCAGGAGCATCTACAGAAGTTATCATTCCAAAATTGACTGGAGAAACTCTTGTTAAGTTTGCTGATGATTCGGGGAATTTCAGTGCAAACGCTACAAGTATTGTTATCCAAACAGCAGCACAAAAAGCAGAAACTTTATTAGTTAAAAATCAAAGAGACGACCAAATCAGTCCGACACCATTTACAGGTAGCAAAACAAATACAGAATATGATGCAACGCTTGATGCTCTTCAATTGACTTCAAGTGGTGGAGATATAAACGCTACAGGCTCTTATCAATTCGCTGATACCTTGGATCTTGGTGGTGCGTTTGCTCTTGATCTTCAAAGGTATTTTGTTACTAGGGG